AGGGGGCGCGAACGAACAGCGCATCGGTGCAGCGCTCACGGGCGTTGATCTTCTTGTTGTGCATCTCAACTTCAAACTCTTTCGCGATCACCATCGCCTCTTCAGTGAGCGGCACGATGACGGGTGCAATGACAGGCTCGCCACCTTCGAAGGCCAGGAGGTTCTGATTGAGCGGGCGCTGATCCCACGCTTGCAGCCAGTCGATCACGCTCTGCGGCTTCGGCATGGCAATCGGCGCTTGCCCAATTGGATCATGGTCGCCAGCGTCGAACAGGGTGAAGCGCGAGAGCAGGCCGCTCGACACGTCCTTGGACGACAGCGCGGAGTAGAGACCTGCCGGTGTAGAGCAGCCGAGGATCGAGACGCACGGCTGGTTTACCGTCTTGACCTTCTCAAGGTCGGCGTAGCTCTTGCCCTTGAAGACTGTGCGACTGGACGAGTAGAGCTTGAGCAGCGTCGATATGATGTTGACGATATGCACGCCAGCCCGGCTGTTGTGGGTGGACGAGAAAAGGAAACTAACTTCGTCGATCAGGCAGACCTGATTCGGCTGATTGATGACCGACGCGATAATGCCGGTGTCGCTTGCCACTTCCTCGACGCCGATCAGCGTCTTGTTGAGGCCAGCAGAGTGCGCGAGGTCTTTGGGCGCAGTCAGGCAGCGGTCCTTGCCAGCGCCAGAGTGTGCCACGGCGAGCGCATAGATGTTGCCGCGTGTGCCGAAGACGGCCAGCTCGGCCTTGCGCCCGATTGCAGCACCGAAAAACGCCAGCGTGGATGCGAGAGCCAGGGCAGGTTGCGGCTTGGGGGACGTGCCAACGATATATGCGTGCATGTCGCCCATTACGCCGGGCAGGTTGGCGTAGAGCGCGGGCGGGATATTGGACGGGCGCTCGACGTTGGCCGGCGCGACATCCTCGCGCACGCTCGCTCGCGGCGCGTCGATCACCTGGGCAGCGCGGGGCCCCAGCTTGGCCAGGAACCCGCTGAAGTCGATAGGCTGCTGCTCGACCAGGAATTGCGGATCCGATAGGTCGTCAACGGTCAGGGTGCCCTGCTCGAGCATCGCCCGGAGATGGTCCAGCCGGTCGTGCCCAACGCAGCCCGCATGCATGCAGTGGATGGTAAAGCCCGAGGTGATCGACGGCAGTCCCGCCTGGTGCATTTCGGAGGCGTTTACGGCATATGTCCCGGTCGCCTCAGCGCCGCTTGTGACGTGATCTCCGGCGTTGGGGCATATCAGGTGCTGTTTGACCCCAGAACGCCTGGACGTGAGGATTTGGGGGCTCCTGGCGCGGATGGCGGTCACCACCTCAAACCGGGCGGCATATTCCGCTGCCCAGGCGGTCAAATCTACAAAAACGCCCTGTGAATCGACCAAGGTCGTGTGCTGGCGCTCGACGACTTGCAGGGGCCGCTGTACAGCGCCGGGGGCCGCAGGGGCAGCCTGGGGCGCTGAAAATAGGGAAACCGCCATAGGCGCGTCTGGGAGGCTCCAAAGCGGGCATAAATCGCCCTCGGTGCGCCGGAACTCAAACGGGCTGTCGGAGGTCTTGATTCGGGGCAGATAAAATAGACGCGAGGTGTCAACGCACGATTGGTCATGGTGCAGGTCGAGCGAATGTGCTAGGGCCCCGATCCGCTCGCGCCAGCGGGTGTTCGCCGTCGTCTGCGAATCGAACTGCTCGGCGAGCCAGGGCGCGTCGAGCGGGATTAAGACGCGGAACTTGGGGCAGGGTGCGTGGCGCACGATCAGGTTGAGGGCGTTGCCGTCTCGCATCTCGTCGACGATCTCAGCGCCCTTGAGCACGCGGGGCAGGTAGCCCTTCTTCTCGCCGAGATAATCTGAGATGCCCTTGCCGCTGTTGTCGGCCAGCCACTTCTCGTAGGGCGCTGCCGCGATCAGCGTTGTGTCGCTCATGTGGCTGTGGGTCGAGTGGATGATCGACATCCAGCCGAGCCGCTGCAACGCGCCCTCGATCTCGATCAGGTTATGGCCGCAGTCCGAATCGAGAACCGCAACGTCAATGCGGACAGTCTGGTCCATGCGCCGCGCTGTGCCCGAGAACACGGCTGGCGTGTAACACTCGCCGTTTTTGTTGCCGACGCCGGGGCGGTTAAGAATCTCTGCGAACTGATCAAGCGTGATCTCGCGTCGATCCGACCACTTCACTTCGCTATGCGATTTGCCGAAGGTGAGATTTATTTTGTGCATATTCAGTCCAATATTTTCCGCCACCGGATCGGTCATTGTCTCATGCCTCAGAAGGGGATCAATTCACCGTTATAGGTATCAATGATGGTCTCAAGCAAGACCCGCCATTCGATTGGCGTCAATTTTGCCAAATCCGTTTTGTCGAGTGTCTCCAGGTATCCACCAGCGGCTTCACCTGCTTTTGTGATCGCTTCTATTTGTTCTAAATTCCAGCGCATTTTTTTTCCTACTCTTAGTATTTTCGATCCAGGGAACGCATCAAGCACGGCTTTGATTTTGGCGTGTTCTTGGTCAGTCAAACTTATACCCGACGATGGACGTGTATTTTCCCTCTAAGCGCACGCGGATATGAGATGGGCGGATCAAATCTTTCACATACAAAAGCGCGTCGTCAATCGTTAACGGTGCTGACGATCTTTGCATCCGCCTGACCCACCATGACCTAGCTTTTTCCTGTGCGTAGCCTTGGTGCTGCAAGCAGATCCACTCGCGATGGCGAATGATCCCGGTGTAGTAGGTGACCATCAGCGAAGGTGGTTTCCCAACTTTCTGGTGCTTGTGATAGTGGACATCGCCCACCTTGAGCCAATCGGATTTGACCTGAGTCGATAAGATCGGGCTGACATCAGGGATGTCGGCAATCTTGATCTCGCGCTCCGGGAACTCATAGTCGCAATTGGGGCATATCATCGAGGCGATGGCTTGGATCATCTCGCACTCGGGGCAGACCTTGGTCGGAGCTTCGCCGTTGCCCCTCTCGCCTGGGCGCGAGGCCTTGATAGAATCGACCGGGCCATGACGCCGCGTGTTGCCGGCAAAATCAAGGACGAGGCATTCGGTCTTGCCTTCCGCAAGGCGCGTCCCGCGTCCCAGCATCTGCACATACAGGCTCTGGCTCTTGGTCGGGCGCAGCATGCCGATCAGGTCGATGCCGGGCGCATCGAAGCCGGTGGTCAGCACGTTCATGTTCGTGATGCACCTGATCTTGCCCGCCTTGAACTCGCGCAGGATGCGATCACGATCTACGGCAGGCGTCTCGCCGTTGATCGTCTCGCAGGTGATGTCGTACTTCCGCACCTCGTCACGCACTGCTGTGGCATGCTCGACGCCTGAGCAGAACACAAGCCAGGATCCACGGTTGTCTTCCAGGCCAGCCTTGACGATCTCACTGACGGCACCGCTGTTGTTCTTCGCCGTGTTGACGGCGGCTTGCAACTCGGTCGGGTTGAACTCGCCGCCGCGAAGGTGGACGCCGCTCACATCGATCACGGTTTTCGTCTGCTTTGGAATCAGCGGCACGAGGTAGCCCTGGTCGATCATGTCGAGGAGAGATATGTCGATGGCGATGTCGGTGAACAGCGCCTCTTCGCCCTCTGTCAGAAGGCCCTGATCCATGCGGAATGGTGTCGCAGTCAGGCCGACGATTTTCAGGTCAGGGTTGATCTGCGTCACTTCATTGAGGAAGCGCCGGTACATGCCGGTGGCCGACTTGTTCAGCAGGTGCGCTTCGTCGATCAGGATCAGGTCGCACCGTTGGATATCGTATGCCCGGCGGTGAACAGATTGAATACCGGCGAACATGATCTGCGCCCCGATCTCCCGCCTGTTCAGGCCAGCACTGTATATGCCAGCAGGCGCTTCCGGCCAGAACGTCAGCATCGCATTGAAGTTCTGCTGGATCAGTTCCTTGACGTGCGTCAGTACGACGACGCGAGTGTCGGGCCACTGGTGCAGAGCTTCGCGCAGGAACTCAGCCAGCACGACGCTCTTGCCGGTGCCGGTCGGCATGACGACAAGCGGATTCCCGCTGTGGTGTTGGAAGTAGTGGTAGACAGCGTCGATAGCCTTACGCTGATAATTTCGCAATTCCATGGCAATGATCTTTATAAAAGCACCACTTGCATTCATACCAAGACGGATCGTTTGAGAGGCGAGCAAGTGGTGCCATCGCCCCTAGAATCCGGTGAGCCTTGTCTCTGATCGCTTCAAAGTCCACTTCGTTAAACCGGGTGCAGACAGCTTCCCAGTCTCGCCCGCCGGGCGTGCAGACAGTCAGGTAGTGATCATCAAGGCCCGTATAGCCCATATAGGACTGCGCTTGCGCGTAGTACGTCGCGTCCCACTGTTTCAGCGTGTTCTGCTCACCCAGGTCGGCCTTCAGCGTTTTAAACTGCATGAACTTTTTAAGGTTGGTGCATTTAGCTTCCCAGACGTGCCAGACCGAAGGCGCGTGAACGAGGCCCAATATTTTGCCATCGAGGTGGCCGCGAAACTGACCCTCGAAGTCTTCAACACCGAATTGGCGACCGTTGTCGTCTTCCGTGAGGAGCATGATGCCGGGCGTTGCCTTGAGCCGATCAGCAATCAACGCCTCTGATCGGTGGCCGTCTTCGAACCGCATGATTGTCGGGGCATCGAACGTCTCAGTCATCGGCGTGTGATAGCTGTACCAGAGCTTGCGTGAGCAAGCCCCGCCGATAGACGACATCCCTAGATATTTGCGCCGTGGTTTAGAGTTTTCGTTTTCGACAATGGCGATTTCGGCACGCTGCAACGTAAGGTCGTGCGGCGTTTGCTTT